GCCGGAGGCGGCAGAGCCCGGGCGCGGTTCCTGCAGGTGGCTACGCAGGTGCTTCGCCTTTCTCTGCGGGAAGCCTTCCTGCTGACCCCCGGCGAATTCAGCGACCTGACGGAGCTGGAGCTCCGCAGGAGAAAACCCAGGGAGGAGGGTTGATGTGGGCAAGCGAGTGATCGCCACACGGTTGACGGTAGATGGAGAGAAAGAATACAAGCAGCAGATGGAGAATATCAACCGACAGCTGCGCACGCAGAAGACAGAGCTTGGATATCTGGAAGCCGCTTACCGGGGCCAGGCCAATAGTCTGGAGGCACTGACGGAGAAGGATCGGGTCCTTCGGGAGCAGTACGATCAGCAGTTGGAGAAGGTCAGGGCGCTTGAAGAGGCCGTGAAGGATTCGGCCAAGGCCTTCGGCGAGGAAGATGCCAAAACCGATCAGTGGCGGCAGACTTTGTTCCGGGCCAAGAAGGATCTGAAGAATCTGGAGGACGAGCTGCAGGACACCGAGAAGTACATGAAGGAGGCCGAGGAGAGCACCGACAAGTGCGCCAAGTCCATTGACGAGTTCGGCCGGGAAGTGAAGGACGCCGGCGGGAATCTGGGAAAGTTCGATGTCCAGCAGCTGCTGGGTAGTCTGGAGGACATGAAGGCACTGGTTGCCGGAGGTGTTGCCGGAGTGGCTGTCGGTGCAATCAAGGAGCTGGGCGGCGCTGTTCTGGAACTGGAGGAGTCCACCAGAGAATGGCGCAGTGTCATGGGCTCTCTGGAGGTTTCCAGTCAGGCGGCCGGCTACACGGCGGAGGAGACTGCCGAGGCATACGACCGTCTGTACGGCGTGCTGGGTGACTTCCAGACCACCGCCACCACCATCGCCAACCTGCAGGCCATCGGCATGGAGCAGGAGGACCTCATTACGGTGATCGACGCCGCCACCGGCGCCTGGGGCAAGTACGGCGACTCCATCCCCATCGATGGACTGGCGGAGAGCATCAACGAGACCATCCGCAGCGGGCAGGTGACCGGCACCTTTGCCGACATCCTCAACTGGGGCAGCGACGAGCTGGAGACCTTCGGCGTGCAGCTGAAGGAGGACACGGAAGCCAACAAGGAGTGGAACGAGGCCGTTCTGGAGTGCAAGACCTCCGAGGACTATTTCAACCTTGCGCTGCAGAACTGTGAGACCCAGGCAGAGCGCACCCAGCTGATGCTGCAGTTCCTGAACGAGCAGGGGCTTGCCAAAAACGGCGAGGCATGGCGTGAGGTAAACGCCGACATCGTGGCGGCCAATGAGGCTCAGGCCCGCATGGAGGCCGCCATGGGCCAACTGGGCGAGGCCTGCGCCCCCCTGGCAACGGCGCTGCGAAATCTGGGCGCCGGCGGACTTGAACTTGTCGCAAGAGCGATTGATACCACGATTGACAAGGTGCGGAACCTGATCGGCAAATTCCGGGAGATGCGGTCCGCATCGAATGATGCCAATGCATCTCTGTATGTTGGAAAGCAGGGGGATGACAATTCGATCCATGGCAGCCACGCTGCAGGTCTGGAGTTCGTTCCCTTTGATGGATACCGGGCAGAGCTGCACTACGGCGAGCGTGTCATGACGGCCGCGGAGAACTCCGCGCTGGACACGCTGGACCGGGCCGTGGCGGCTCTAGGCGCCGGCAGGGTGTCCGAATCCAACACCCCGCAGACCATCCGTGTCACGGTGCCTGTAGTGTTGAACGGCCGAACATTGGGCGAGACCGTGACGGAATTCCAAACCAATGAAGGGAGGGCCAACGGATGACCGATTATCCTTTTGACCTTAATGGTGTGGACTTTACCGACATCGTCCACAAGCGGGGCTACCAGACCGACCGGCAGCCGGTCTATACCGGCAAGTTTACCGATCTGGACCAGGTGGATCACTACGTGGTGGAGCGCTGGCGGGGTTTTGCAAGCATTCCCACCAACGACCTGAAGGCGGAGCGTGCGGCACAGCTGGCCGCAGAGCTGATGAAATCCCCGCTGCAGGTAGGATACTGGAGCTTCCAGCTGAAGAAGAAAGTCACGGAGACCATGGTGCTGGAGAAGATGCCCCAGCAGCTGAAGATGCAGACGCCACGGGCTGACTGGATTAGCGCCATGGTGTTGAGCTTCCGGGAGGTGTGAGCCATGCAGACGACCAGCGAGCTGTACAAACTCCTTCTGTCCAACAAGGCACACCTGAAGCAGCACCGTGTATTTATCGCCGGCACGGAGTATGGCCACAGTCAGATCCTGAGCAAGGTGGAGACTGCCCAGACGAATCTGGAGAAGAAACCGCAGGTCACCGGCGGCCTGTTCAACAAAGGAACACCCGCCGTGGGCTGCTGCGTGAGCCGGCAGCTGGACATCATGGTGGTGCCCATGGGCGTCATCCCCCGAATGGCGGAGATCCGCCTGGAGACCCGGCTTGTCATCAAGGACCTGCTGACGGGGAAGGTCACGCAGAGCAGCGAGTGGATCCCGAAGGGCACCTTCTTCCTGGACACCCGGAAGCCGGACAAGACGTCCGGCGTGCTGGTGATCCACGCTTACGACGCCATGCTGAAGGCGGAGGAGCAGTACATCCCCACCGACAGCGAGAGCACCAGCTGGCCGAGAAAAATGCCCGCCGTAGTGGCGGACATCTGCTATCGGATTGGCGTGGCGCTGGACGAGCGGACGGTGCTGCAGGACTGGGATGTGGAATACCCCGGCGACATGACCATGCGGGAGATCCTCGGCTACATCGCCGCCTGCCATGTGGGCAACTGGACCATCACGGACGCCGGGGCGCTGCGGCTGCTGCCGCTGGTGCCCACCGGTACCGCCGTGGACGTGGGCCGTGCCGCCCGGACGCTGAGCGATCCGCCGGCCTTTGACGCCTTCAGCGGCGTTCAGTTTCACTACGACGGCAAGGACACCTTTTCTGCCGGCGACGATTCCGGCCGCACGCTGGAGATCGAAGCTCCCTGGGCAACGCAGGAGATCGCGGACGCGGCGCTGGCTGCAATCAGCGGCTATGCGTATCAGCCCTACGAGGCCGCAGGCGCGATTTTAGACCCGGCAATGGAGCTGGGCGACCTTGTAACCGTTGGCGGCGTGACAGGCCCTCTGGCGGCTATTACGACCACCTTTGACGCGCTGTGCGCCTCCGACATTTCGGCTCCTGCCGACGAGGAAGTGGATCACGAATACCCCTATGAGGACCGGAGCCAGCGGCAGACGCGCCGCGAGGTTGCCAAGGCCACGGCATCCATCAAGGTAGGCGTAGACGAGATCGAAAGCCGGGTGGAAGGCGTGGAGGGCGATATCAGTTCCATCCGTCAGACGGTGGACGGTATCACGCTGGAAGTCACCGAGCAGGCGGGTGCCGACGGCGAGGTCTATTCCAAAATTACTCTGGGCATCGGCCCCAACAAGTACAGCGGCTACATCAAAATGGAAGGCAACCTGCAGGTGAACGGACAGCTTTCGGCGGATGCGCTGTATGCCGTCCGCGGCGACATTGCAGATCTGACGGTCAACCGGCTTTCCACCTCTCGCAGAGTGGTGCGGTATCTGGCGCGGGATCTCACGGACGATGATTATATCCGCATTGAAGGCGAGCGCATTGAGTTTGTTACGGCCCACACCGAGGGAGAAACCGAACAAGCCACCATTCCCGGCGGTCTGCCAATCTACTGGGAGGCGGATATTTCCGACGCGTCTATCGGCTCCGACGGCTATCCCTACATCGACGGTCAGCGGATTTTTACCACCACGGCAGAAACGCCGTGGAAGGTCTGGGTCTACAAATACACGGAGCTGGTAAAGCGCAGCACGCACTTTACGCCCATCGACGGCATTACATCCGTAATTGAGACTTTTGGTGCCGGTAACGCAGCCGGAAACAACATCGGCCATATCGTTAAAGATGCGGAAGGCCTGAAATTTATGTACCGGGATAATACGGGCAAGGATATCGGAATCATGATGTCTGTATCCGGCTTTCTGGATCTGTTCGGCGTTCGCCGCACCAGTTTTTTAGATTTTTCGGAAGTGCCCTTCGGAAAGCTTTATGAAACGGTGGACGGCATCGAGCGTGATTACAGTTACACGATCAACCGGGATTCCAAGGGGCGTGTCGCTCAGATCGTGGATGATCTGGACGGCCATGTATGTCAAGTGAGGTGGTGGGATGACGTATGAGTGTAAACCGCGATGAAGAAATCTTCTGGGCCGGTGTAACGGTCGGCACGCAGCTTCACGGCATGGGCGCTTACGGTGTTATGCCGGGTTGGAACCCGGATGCGGAACTGGTGCTGCGTCCCATCACACAAGGTATTTCTACCATCCGGTTCGGCGCATACAAGCCTTTTGTAGTCCTTGCTATGACCGACGCGGTGGATGAAGCGGCCCCGTTCCCCGAATTGGACCGCGCTGAGATCGCGGAAGATATTCCGGTGATTGCCTTTGCATATCAACCTTTTACGGTTCTGGCAATGGGCGATGAATTGGCCGCGGAAGAAACCGCGCTAAATTGAGCCGGACGGTCTTAAATTATTTTTCAATCAAGGAGGGGTCAATATGGCTCTGAAAGGAACAGCGCTCATTGAGCTGACCAATGTGAAAACCGGCGAGGTGGAGCGGTATGAGGAACACAACCTTTTCACCAAAGCTCTGGAATATATGCACCAGCCTATTGGGAATATGAAAACCCCCGCCGGTGTCACCGATAACGGCAACGAACCTGTATACGCCTCGCTGTTGGGTGGTCTGGTGTTGTGGGACAGCAATATCGAGGAGAGCGACACAGTAATTACTCAGCCTCATGGCATCAAAGCTGTGGGCTGCGCTTCGTATGGGCAGGTGAATACCAAAACATCGCCCCGTCGAGGCAGTTATAACGCGGCGGAGAGTGCTCTTATTGTTAGCGATGCGGAAAAATCCATGAAGTTCGTATACGACTTTGCCACATCTCAGGCCAACGGCACCATCAAGTGCGTGTCGCTCACAAACTGGCAGGCCGGGTGGAATGGCTTTGGCGGAAACGAAAATATCAATGACTTTACTGGGTCGAGTGGAAACTATAACAATTACATGGGACACGATTGGTCTACGTCGTATTCCTTCGTCCCCACTACAGGTAATTACAAAGATTTGTTTCTCATTGACCCAGACGAAGATGTGTTTTATGAAATTTCGTCCCTGACGGTATCCTCTCTGACGATTTCAAAGCGAAAAGCAAACATCAATCAAAAATCGGTATTTACAAACCTATATACTGTTCACGATTTGGTGGAAAGCAGGTCAATTGCACTTCCAACGACGCTTTCCGGCGCAGACTATTTTATCTGCAACTATGAACCCAAAAGCAATTTGTTATACATCGTAGTTCGGCCTACAGGCAGCAATGTTTCCTCGGGCGGCACATTTCATGTAATTACTGTCAATATGGAAACCTATGCCGCCACAGTGTATACGCTGAAAAACCCGATTGGCTCTACGCTTCGTATCAGTAATTCATATATTACTTGCAGCGACGGACATCTTCATTATCTGTATGATAACCTGTATTATATTCGTTCAATTTCTCTTGCTGACGGCACATATAAAAGCACCTATCTTGGCGGCGCTTATGGTTATAGTAGTTACTTTTCTGCTCTCGCGAACGAGATGGTTTATTTGTACGCCTACAAAAGCAGTGGCAACAATTCGGCATTTGCTGTCGTGAGGTTCGATCCCGTGGGAGGCACCTGTGAATTTTTGGGGTCCAACAGCGCTCCGTACAGTTTTAGCAATAAATTAGTTCCGATTAAAGGGCATCCTTTGCACTACTATTACAGCAACTATGTATGGCTCAACACAAACTACCTCGCCACCATCAACAACCTGTCCCGGCCCATCGAAAAAACCAGCGACAAGACTATGAAGATCACCTACACCATTCAGGAAATGTAAAGGAGCGTGAAAGATTATGAAATTTGATCCTGTCGGCTTTGTGTTTCCGAAGTCGAATATTCCCGAAGGCGGAGCGGGCTATATTGAGTCCAAGACCACCGAAATTGTTCCGGAAACGGTTATCCCGGTTTCTTACGACGAATTCGGTTGGGCATATTATCCTTATGACATGCCTTTTGTTCGCGGCGGCGAATCTTCTACCGCCTATGTATATATCAATGGCGGCAAATACTGGTTTTCCGGCAGTGAAGATGATGTGGTCAATTATGTTGGGCATCAAAGCGGTCCGTTTCTTCCAATTGACTATTCTCGTAATGGACGGCCTGACGGTGAAACGGGCGGTTTTTATTGGACTTTTGAGCCGGGTAACGATTACTATGGTCCTCCCCCTGAAAGCATTACCATTTCTGTTGAGGAGACTGTCCACACCGTCCACACGATTGACTTGAAATATCTGCCAAACCGGCTCATTAAAATCGACCTGTTGGATTACGGCATTGATGTGTTCGGAATGTTTTTTGCCGGTGAAACTCAGGCAACATTTGACAGGGCCGAGGAGCTGTTTGCTCTGGTAAATGCAAACAGCTATTCTGACGTTAACTTTGTGATCGGCGCTTCTGACGGTTCCCTTGTGGAAACAAGAGCTGCAAAGGGCGGTTCTTACTTTTCCGGTGTGTTTAGTCTTTCCAGTTATATGCCGCTGTATAACGGAACGGCTTATGCAGTTGGTCTGTTTGTCAATGCGGATGGAACGGTTATCCTGAACGCAAAGGAAATGTAACGCCCGTGGTTTGTACCTATCACTTACTTTTGATTGGAGGAATTTGAGATGAAAGATAAAGTATATCTGCTCAACGCCTTTGCGGCTGTACCCGGCTGCCCCAATGTGCACCCTTATGAGGGCGGCGCGCGATCCGAAGCTACGCTGCCCAGTGGCTGGCCCATTCGCTCCACCATCTTTGTGGTGGACAAGATGGATGTGGTGATGTGTGACGGCCGGGATACCTGGTACCGAACTGCCAATGGTACAATCAAGTCTGCAGCTGCCGGCCAGCCGATCTCGGCTCTATACTGATGGAGGTGCTGCTGTTGTGGGTAACATGACTCCAGCGGAGCTGTGGACAGCCCTGCTGGCCATTGCTTCGGCTTTTGTGCTTCTGAGCAACGCAGCTGAGAAGGTCGCTAAGGCGTGGCGTACGGTCAAAGCCCCAAATCAAGCTCTGAGCGACCGGATGGATGCTTTTGACGTGTGGAAAGAGGGCGTAGATCGGAAGCTGGACAACGACAAAAAGCACCTCGACACCATCGACGAGGGAAACCGTGCCACACAGCGGGCTTTGCTGGCTCTGCTGGATCACGGCATCGATGGCAATAACATCGAACAGATGCAGCACGCCAAAGAGGAGCTGCAGAACCACCTGATCAATCGTTAAGGTGTCGGGATCTGACACCGGAAAGGAATACATATGAAGAATTACTGGAGAAACTGGTTCAAGGCTGCCGGCGTTCGCGCCGTCAAGACCGTGGCTCAGACTGCCGCGGCCACCATCGGCACCAGCGCCGTGATGAGCGGCGTGGACTGGACTATGGTAGCGTCCGCTTCCGTACTGGCAGGCATCCTGTCCCTGCTGACCAGCGTGGCGGGCCTGCCGGAAGTCAAGGTGGAGGAGTAAGCGGCTATGGTAGAGGTGGTCAAGACGTCGCTCTCCGGCATTGAGCGGATGGCGATCTATGAGAACACCGGCAAGCTGTCGCTGTCGAAGATCGTGGAAGCGCAGCAGCCCGATCTGGCCTTTACCGCAGTTTTTTATAATCCGAAAAACTGGCAGCCTCTCTGCCCCGTGAAGGCCGACGGCAAGGTGCTGTTCGCTGATACGCAGTATAATTACTGGGCACTGGCCTGGAACGAGGGCGGCGACGCGGCTCCGGAGGTGATCCCGCCCGGCGGCGTCAGTGCCAAGGCTAATTACGTGGCCAACTGCAAGCTGATTGTCAATGGTATGCCGTGCGAGAAACTGGACTACGGCAAGGACGTGGGCGGTGATCGCGGCCGTGTGGGTGTGGCACTGAGGGACAAGCTGCTCTATGTGCTGGCCTGCGAGGATGGCTGCGATGCCATGACGCCGGAGGAGCTGCGCGATCTGTTTGCCGGCATGGGCTGCGAGTTCGCTATTATGATGGATGGCGGCCGCAAGGTGAATTTCTATTGGTTTTTATTGTAG